GTCGATGATCGCTGCCGGCGTGATCTGGCCAACGCCCGGCGCCAGTGCCTCCGCCCCCTGGCTCGCGTCAGTGTCCACCGCTCCCGCCTCAGCGGCGCTGGCAGCCGCCGCTTGTCGCTCAGCCTGCACGGCCTGGTGCAGGATCTGAGCCAAGCTCATGACCAAACCCATGGCAAGCTCCTGCGTCAGCCGATTGCCGACGTTGGAGAAAATGACGCTCTCGATTTCCTTATTCATGGTTTCCTTCCGATGGTGATTAGAGGATGCCCGCGACGTCGATGATCGACACTTCCACGCTGGGCGCGTATGAGACAAAGGCGTTGGCGTAAACCGGCGCCCAGCCTATAAATGGCGTGGACCATTCCGCGAAGCTTGCCCAGAAGCCATTTGCGGTCGGCGCGAGCGTTTCCATTACGAGGTACGAAATCCAGCCCCCGCCCATGTAGGGCTGGCAGTTGAACCCCTGTCGGATATAGGACTGGTTGTAGGCGTACTTGCCCGATACCAGCCCGCTGTAGGTCCAGCCGTCCTGGAACGCCAGTCGGTAGGCCTCGTAGTAGGCCGGAATGGTCACGCTGCCGATGATGTTCAGCGGCCGCTGCGCAGCGGTAAAAATCTGCTGTCCGAACTCGTTGAAGGCGTCCAGGTAACTGGGCTCTACCGGCCGATCAAACACGTAGTACTCGCACGGGTTGCGGAAGGACAGTTGCAGTTGCCCGTTCACCAGGTTCGCCAACCTGAGATATCCAGGGTTGGCCAGCGGCCTGATAAACACGACCGGGTCGATGGCCGGGACAGTCACGTCCGTGTTTGCGACGCCGGCGTGGCGCAAAAACATATTGATCGAGGAGCTGTCGACAATCAGCTCGCTCGCGCCCGACATCACCTGAAAGCCCGTACCCATTACCTGACCCCGTAGACGACTTTTACCGAGACGCGATCGCCCGGCATTCCCGAAACAAAGCGCCAGCGGATAGTTGTTCCCTCTCTGAAGATCGCCGGGGCGTTGCTGTGCGACGGCGAGCCCAGCGGAAACGACGCGACCCACGGTATCCCGTCTGCCAGCTCAGGGAAGTTCAACGCTCCGTCCGAGGTGCCCGTGAAGAACGAGCCCCGCTGACGCGCGATCTTGCTTGTGTACGAGGTAAGGACCGCCCCGTTGGGGCCGTACGTTTCCACTCCCGCAGGCACTACCAGATCCCCAGGCGCACGCGCAGAACGTTGGCCGCATCGAAAACGAGCAACAGGTTGTCGCGGATCTCAAGACGGGCGCCGCTGACCGCCGTGCGCAACAGGCCGATCGTCGCGGTAATGGCGGACAGTGACGTGACGTTCAGCTTGTCCGCCGTGATGGATCCGCCGGCGATGCGGGCCGCGTTCAAGACGCCGGCGGTGATCTTTTCGGCACTCAGGTTGGCGATCTTGGCATTGGTGATAGCCGCGTCCTGGATGTTGGCCGTCTTGACATACGCGTCGGTGATGACGGCCAGGCGGGCAGATAGCGATGCCACCGTCAGGCGATCCGCGTTCAGGCTGTTGACCGCGATCCGATCGCCGCTCATTTCTCCGAATGTCACCTTGGCCGCGGACAGGGACGCCACCTTGGCATCCGTGATGGCGGCGTTGCCCAGCTGGAGCGTGCTGATCGAGCCATTGGCGACGTACAGGTTGCGGATATAGATGCCCGGCGGAACCGGCACCCCGTTAATTTCGGTCGGCTCATGGATTTCGTAGAGCAACGCCTTGGGGTCGCCTGCCGCAGCGAGCACGTCGATCAGGTACGCGGGGTCCAAGGAGACGGCGCCGGCCGTGCCGCCAACGGAGTTGAATGGGCCGATCTTCCCCCCGACAGACACGAACCGGATCCAGTAGTAGTACGTCGTAGCGGCGTCTGTTCCCACCGGGTCGGCGTAGACCCAACCCGTTGTCTGCCCCACGCTGAGCGCTTGCGCCTGGTTGTCCGTGGTGCCCCGGAAGATTTCGGCGTAGCCGAAGTAGGCGAAATTCGGCTTAACCCACTCCAGCACCACGGCGCCGAGGGCAGGCGTCACCGTAAACCCGGTCGGTGCCGGCGGGATTCCGTCAACCGCTGGCGGCATGCTGGGCTGGAAGGCGCCGCCCGGGTTCGTGATGAGGATAGGTTTACCGTCGACACCCCGCATAGACACGATGCCGTTCTCAACCAGGTCGCCCCAGGTAACGGCCCGGTCGACGGCCTGGCCGCCTTTGCCGAAGCGCGTGGCGAGCGTCATCCTCATCTGCTCGAGCGCGCGTGTGGCCGCCGGGTTGCCGGGCAGCTGGGCAGCCTCGATCGCCGGCAGGTCCGTGTAGCGCAGGCCGGATCGTGGAGAAGTTGCCATGCTCAGACCGCCGTGACGTTGCCCAAGGTCGACGCCACCGTGACCTCTGTGATTGCCGCCGTGCCCTCGACCGTGAACTCATAGCTGCGCGCGCGGTAGTTCCCCCGCAGCCGGAACGGGCGGCCGCTTTGCACGACGTGCTCGACAACCACCTCGCGCGCACCACCGACAGCCTCGATCACGGCACGCAGCCGGAATGTCACGGGATATGCCGCGGCCACGACCTGTGCAGCCCCGATGTTTTGCGCCCGCTCGAGCAAGTACTTTTTGCTGACGCAGCGCATGGCCAGCGGGAGCTCGCCGCCGCCCCATTTGTGCACGCCGCCTGCGGGTAGCGCTAGGAACAGTTCGTCGCGGCGGCCGTCCGAATACGACGCTGTGGCGTACACGTCAGTGCGCGTCATGGACATGGCGCCGCGCGTCAGGTCGAAGATCAGGCCGCCCCGGGCGGCGCCGGTGTCGTACCAGCAAAACAGTCGGTTGTCGTGGACGTTGGCGTGCATGGATTCGGGCCGGTAGGCTTGCCATTGCTCGCGGGTCAGCAGCTCCTCCGTGACCAGGCCAATGCCGCCCGTCTGATCGACCATGACCAAGCCGTCCGGCGAGGCATACACCACGCCGCCCTTGAATGCTCGAATCGAACGTTTGGCGACGCACGGCTGGTTGCCATCCAGGCGCACCGGCGTCAGCGTGACCGGGTCCGCCTGTGTCGCCAGGTAGGTGTCGCCCTTAGTGCAAACCACCGTGGCCTGCCCCATGATGGCCCCGCCAACAATCTCGTCCGCCACAGGCGAGTAGTACGGCCAGCCGAAGGGCTTGAACACTTCCGAGCGGTACACCCGCTTGCCGGAAAACCCGATCATGAACCCAGCAGGATGGTCCATCAGGCCGAACAGGTCGGCGGGCGGCGGGACCAGCGCGCGCTCCGGCAGGGCCTCGCCGAGCATCGTGAAGTCCACCTTGTCGCTGAACGTCACCGCGCCCGCGGGAATTTCTTTCCAGAACCGCAGGATCGCGGTACCGGTCGCATCCGTGGTGGAAAGGTAGAGCCGCTTGTGCGTGATGTTGTATTCGCCCGCCGGCGGCCCCTCCAAGTTGACGAGGTTGAGGGTGTCATCCGTGGCAGCGTCAAACGGGTCGCTCACTTCGTTGGGCGGCCCTTCCTCGCCCCAAGCTGAGACGAAGGTGTACGCCACCAAACACGACTGCCGCTCCAGGTTCTCCGGCGGGTTGGGCTGCTCTGCGACGGTCACCGTGGCGCGCGACGTCGGCGCCGGGATTCCAAGGCGATACCAGGCTGACGGCATCAGGTTGTTCGTGGTCGCCATGGTGGCATCCGTCACGCGGGGCGGCTGGCCGGCTTCCGTGAAATACGTGCGTTCTTGCGCGTCGTCGGGGATGGCGCCACGCGCCACGTCGGTGTCGTTGATCCAATGGAACCAGTAGCGCGCATCGTCATCCACCGAGCGCCCGAAGCGATAAATCGTGCGCTTGGTGCCCACCTTGGCAAGGTCGGCCACCTTGACCGGCGCCATGTACGGAACGAGCGAGCCGCGCTGTAGGTTGGCATTCATGGCCTCCTGGCTGGCGCCGGCAGGCAGCAGGTGCGGCTCGACGCGCGGCAGCATGCCGGTAAACGCCTTGATCGCTTCCCTCATCGCCACTGCGCCCGCGCTGGCTTACCGATGGCTGCGACATTGCCCCGAGCCCGAAACACCAGGATCGCCAGCAGCACTGCAATTCCCAGTTGCCAGAGCGTGACGCCAGCAGCCCATGTGCCAAGCTGGCCCTGGCGAATGAGCACGTCCAGCCCTTGCCCACCCGTAAAGACCGCCAACAGGTAGGCGATCGCGGACATGCCCGGGCGATACCGCGCACCTTTTCGCCGGTAGCAGATCAGCCGGCCGGCAGTGCCAAGATTCACCGCTACAAAAAGAAAGGCCACCAGATGGTGGCCCGTCATGCCCAGCGCGATTGTGGACGTGTGCATATCAGCCTCCTCGTTTCCAAAGCACCGAGATGTCGAACGTCTTGATCCGTTCGATGGCCGTAACGGCGATGGTCACTGCCACGGCTGCAGCAACGAAGCCGGTAATGACCGTTTCGTTTACGCCGGTCACTCGACCCAGCTCACCCGCGCCGAAGTACCCCAGCAGCCACGAAACCAGGCCGTAGCCCAGGCGGCGCACCACCCCGAGTTCGCGACTGTGCATCATGAACACCGCCGCGCCAGCGAATGCACCGATCAGCGCGCCGCTGTCGATGCCGGGCAAAAGTGCCGCGAATAGGACGCCTGATGCCGTGGCCACTGCGGCGCCAACTGTGCTGGTAGGTTCAGCCATCTTTTCTCCTCTTTGTGCGAAACGGCGGGATTAGCCGCCGACCTGGCCAGCTTCAATGAACATGGAGTCGACCTGTTCGCGGGACAGGCCGTGATGCGCCGCGGCGGCAAGCGTTGCATCGCCGCTCCGCAACACCGTCGGCGCCATTTCCCAGGCGAGCCTGCGAGGATCATCCGCCGCCATTGCAGAGAAAAATGCGGTCGTCGCGTCGAGCAGGTTGTACCGGGCCAGCACCACGCAGCATTGGTACTTCGTTACCGATTCCGGCACGAAAGGCGGCGCGGGCCTGGCGGGGTCGTGCGAGGCTAGGACATCGCGCACATTAGCCTTGTACTCCTCGGAGACATAAGGGGAGAAGATCAAATCGCCGGTGTCGCTCCAGGAAACGCCCTCGGTAAGCTCTGCGGCATGGAGTTCGAAGAAAAATGTGGGACCGATGGGTTTCATATCAGGATCAGCATCGAAACGTCGTGGTAGAAGGTCACAGGATTAGCAGCAGCGCTCGTGAACCCGTATGGAGCGAAGTTCACCTGGACGTCCGTGCTCGCGGTATAGGCCGTTGTACAGACACTCGCTTGCTGCGAGCCGGCCGCAGCGCTCAGGGTGTAACCCTGGCCGCCAGAAATAGCTGTGCCATTGATCGTCATAACCATGTAGCCGCCGCCACCTCCAGAAACGCCGGGGCGCACGATACCCGTGGCGGACACAGTGGCGGAGTCCCCAGCCCACATGAGGCCGTAGACACCATTTTGCAACTTCACATACGCCGTGGAAGCCGTGGTGTTGTTGCTCGCAGGTTCGACGACCGCATCGATCTTGCGATTGAACCAAGAGACGCAGTAGCGATACATCGCGCTGCTGACAATCTGGGTCAGACTGTTGGTGAACACCCAACCGACGAGCGTGTATCCAGGATTGCCAGTGCGGATTTCTACGCCGTCGGAGTGCTTGCTATGCGGGTTGGATGCCGTCGGCAGAAAGTCAATGACAATGGCACCGGTTCCGTCGTCTCGCGCGTAGGCGTAATACAACGTGTTCGCTGCCAGCCCGGCATTCGTCACGTCAATCCCCGCTTCGGGTATGCGGTATTGCCGACCGTTGATAATGAGGCCGTTGCCGTTAAGGGGGATCAATCGGCAAGCGGTATTGCTGACAGAAACGAAACGACACTGTCCATGCGCCAAAGGCGGCAACTGTGCAGCCGGCACTTGGCCGTTCGAGCCCAGCGCGGCCACACCTCCGGGCACACCCTTATCGGACTGGAGCACAGCGTCAGCCAAGCGCGCCACCTCTTGCCAGGTCCCCCACGTCCCGGACGTCCCAAACCGTACGCGCTTATACGTGCGAATAACGCCGCCAGCGCCGTTTCTGGTGGTGTAAGCCTGCGTGATTTGCAGATTTCCCGCGCCGGCGGCCTCCACCTGCAACGTTCCGGCGAGCTGCGCCGGCCAATTAAGCGCTGCGGTGGCCTGGGCGTCCGAATTTAGGTAATAGAAGCCCGGGAACACCACAATATTGGCGTCGGTTCCTGCGGCCAGAACAGAGGAAAAAGCGTGCGGCTGCACCAGCCGCCCGTTGCCGTCCAGCGTGGCCACGCCGTTAAGCGCACCCAGCTGCGAGGAGCGGACAACCTCCTCCCATGCCGACCACGCGCCGCCGACCAGCGAGCGGAAAAACTGCCGGTTTCCGTTGCTGCCGATATACACCTGGTTGACGTTCGTACCGGCAGCGCCGCCGGCGGCCGCTTCGCAGTAAACCAGCAGCCACCCCGAATTCGCAATCGGAAAGTTCGTACCGCCGGCGGCCGTGGATGACGCCGAAATTGCCCACATTCCCCGGTTAGCGTAGCTGTTCAAGTCTGCGCCAGCCTCGACACGACCCAAGTATGGCAGCGAGTTGCCAGCGGTGTGGACCTCTTGCCACGGCGACCACGACGCATTGATAGCGAAGCGCCAATACTGGCGTGTCCCGCTGGTGGGCGACACGCTACCGGTGGAGGCTACCGTGTAGCGTTGAACCGTCTGACCCGGGGACCCAGAACCACAAACCTCCAGGAGGCCGCCAGTAGCCTGCGGGTAATTGGTGCCTGCCTGCGCGCCGGCCGTGGAGGCTTGGCGGTAATTTCCGGGCGTCTGGTAACTGTTCAGATCGTGCGGGCCTGCAGGCAGGGCCTCAGCCAGCAGGATCGGGGCCTGCGCCTGCGGCAGACGGCCATCCGTTCCCAGGCTAGCGTAGCCTTCCGCCTTGCCCAACGCGTCCAGAACGCCTTGAGCGGCGTCGCGAATTGCGATGAAGTTGTCATCAACTTCGACGTCCGTGAGGAGACGCGCGAGATCGCGGCGGAGAGTGATGTCAATGGCCATGTCAGCCCCGCTGATGCCGCAAGGTCCAGTTGATCGTAAACACGTCTTCCGGATCCTTTGTCTTGAGCCCGAACACCGTGCGATTCGACATCAGACCAGCGGCGGCGGCATTGAAAAGACCGGCCTCCCGCCAATCGCCGGTCGCGACGCCGGCGGGGAAGACCGCCGCGTATACTCGCTGCGCGCCGGTGCCAGTGATCGTGACCGGACGCCGGGCGCCGGCGAATTCCGCGCCGAGCGCGGTATCGGTGCCTGCCGCTGGCGTGGCCGAGTTGCCGGCGGACATGTGCGATATCGGGTTCACGGCCTCGCCCGCGCAGCGCGCCGCGATGTAGCCCAGGCCGCCGTCCACCCAAATGTTGTCCACCACAAAGCGGTCAACCTTCCCCGTCTTGCCGCGGTACGCGATGATCTCCAGACGGCCGGAGGCCCCAGCCGCACTTTTCAAAGGCGCCTGATCTTTCATAGTGCTTGAGTCCTAAAACGAGGTGAGTTCTTCGCCGACGTACGTGTTTTCGACGTAGTTGGTTGCGTAGCTCTGCTTGAAAATCGAGCCGCCGTCGGTGTTCGCACTGGCGTCACGAAGGGGCTGCGAAGCGCGCCAAGCCTGCGCGTCGCCGGCCAGAGAGAGATCACGCAGCGCGAGCTGGGTCAGCGCAGCGATGAGGTCGGAAGCCGCGGCCATGTCCATCACTGGGGTGGTTCGAATGAGGGTCAACGCATCCAGCGCCGAAGCGACGTCTGAATACAGCGGGTTCAGCCCTCGAGCATCCAGAATCGCCTGGACTTGGACGATCACCCATTGGGGGAGCGCCGCGATGCTCGCCGCCTCAGCGCGCGCGGTCAGCTGCACAATCTCCCGCTCGACGCGCACGCCGCCGGACGTGTTGCTAGAACTGCTCACGGACCTGGAACTTCAGAATGCCGAAGGCCGTCTGGATGCGCCCGTCTTGAAAGGTCGTTTCCACCTCTGCTTCGAACTCGCCGGCCGTGTCGAGCGCTGTCTCGTCCCACTGCATGACAACGCGCCCGCCCCGGCCCGGCAGATCGTAGGGCGGCGTGAAGTCGATTTCGTTCGTCTCCGGGTCCAGATATCCTGCAATGGGACGGGCTGGCATCGTTGCCTTGATCGCGTCGCCGCCCACTTCCCGGAACAAGACGCGGACGGAGGTTCCCGTGTCGGCGACGTTGATCGGAAGACCGGTGCGCTCGTCCGTGAGCGACAGAATCAGGTCGGGCGCGGTGTCGCCCTGCACCAGGCGGATTTTGGTCGTGGCCATGCGCTATTTCTGCTCGTTGGGGCTGGTCATCGCCTTGGCGGTGACGTCGCCGGTCAGGGTGGAGTGGCACGCGGCCAGGTGCTGCGCCGCACGCTGGTGGAACGCGGGAACGGTGTCGGCTTCCTTCAGGAAGGCCCGGTACAGGACGTAATCCAACAGGGCCGGCGCATACTCGCCTTCCGGCGCCAGGTCCTGATCACCCATGTCCTTGGTCACGGCGGCGGGCAGCTTGGCGTACGACAGTTCGATGACCACTCCGGCACGCGCGGGCGGGTACACCTCAAACTGGCCGGGACTGCGTTCGTCGTACAGGAAGTGGCGGATCTCCTGGGCCGGTGCCAGGCTGCGCCAGTTGGGCCGCACGCGGCCGAGCGCACCGGCGTCCGCCACCGTCACAGCTCGCTGCCGCTTGGCGGATATGTTTCGCGGCACATCGAACAGCAGCCGGGCGGCGCCCGGCAATTTCTGCCGCGCACCCTCGGCGCAGGTAAAGTCCTCAGACGCCTCGAAGATATCGGGGCGCAGCCTGTACGCCTCCAGGCGGGCGTCGCTCAGCCACTTCGGCAGCTCGTCGTCCTCCCAATACACGGCGTCCGCGTCCTGCAAGATCGTCCGCGCGCGGTCCAGCACATCGGCCACTTTCATCGGAATTCGTCTCCACCCGTGCGCATGCGCCGCTTGGCAAACCCGCGGGCACCCTCATCCGCCAGGGCGCTGCATACCTGATCGAAGGCGGTCAGAAAGGCGGCCGCCCGGCCCGGGTCTGCATACCCGGCCTTGTGCTGGTGCAGGCGCGCCAGCGCACCGCTGGCCAGCTGCTCGGCGTAGCGGTTGAGCAGCACGTCGGGCAAATCGCGCGAGGCGCGCGTCGGTGCGTACGCGACTTCCAGGCGCAGCGCTCTCGGCGCCTTGACCGACACCGCCGGCACGAGCTGGACGAAGCCAGGCAGGCGGCAATAGAAGCGGCTCACCTCAGCCGTCGTACCAACCTGGCGCCAAGCCCATCCCGCCGGGAACAATTCCTCGAGTTCGGGCCGGGTCGCCGGGTCAATCTGGCCCTCGGGAAGCCAGGCGCCGGTGACATCGACAATCTGCGTGTCCGTTTCGGGGGGATCCAACTCGTATTCGGTCGTGCCCGGAACCAGCGTCAGCGGGTCCAGAAACGCGCGCAGCAAACGCGTGCGTGTGCAGAATTCGACGGCAGCATCCAGGATGGCATCCTCAACCGCCGGCGTCGGCGCGCCTTCCACCAGCGGCAGCACGAACCGCTCGAAGTCTGCGAGGGCAGCCATTAGGTGGGCTCACCCGCCGCGCGGGAGTTGGCCAGGCTGACGATCTGCTGGATCATTTCGTCCTTCTTCAGGGCGCCGTCCAGCTGATGGTTGAATTGCCCCAGGGCGAACGTCTGGAGGTCTTCCTTTTTCATGCCCTGCAAGTTCGGCATATTGAACGGGGGGACCTGGCTTTGCTCGGCCGACCGCGGGGCGCCGGCGTGTTGCTGGGTCGTGAGGACCAGGCCGACGCTGGCCGGGTTGTCTTCCGCCTCGGCCCAGGCTTCGCGCCAGACGTCCTTGTAGGGCGTCAGCTTGATGGCGATCAGCGGCGGCACAAAGTGAATCTGCCCGCGCTCCCACACCAGAGCGGTGCCCGCCACGGTGTCTTTCTTCTGAGCCTTCGACCCGATGTACATGATCGGGATCGGATTGTCCTGTTCCATGGGGAACTCCAAAAAGATGGGGCCAGACGGTCACCCGCCCGGCCCCGAACGCCGCTTGGTGCGGCGAGACAGCCCCGAAATGGGCTTAGGCGACGCCGACCATCTGACCGTTGACCACGGCCGTCAGCTGCGGCGTGCCGGTGACTGCCGCACCGCTGATCGTCGCGACCAGCTTGACGGGGCGCTTGAACAGGATGGGATGGGCCTTGGAGTCCACATTGCCCGCCGTGGCGATGTCGGCGCCTGCGAGCCAGGCGTCCAGATCGGCGAGCGGGCCGTCCGAGGCGTCATAGGGCTCGAAGCCCAGATCAACCTTGACGCCAGCGCCAGCGGCGTCGGCCACCAGGCGCAGCGCGGTCACGACAACGCCAGCGGGAATGACGCCCAGGTAAACCTTGTCGCCCACAGCAGCAGCGTTGCGATAGCCGTAGGTCTCGACCCAGGCATTCCCGAAGGCCTGCGTGTGCAGGGGCTTCGCGTTGTAGTCGGGAGAGTAGCGATCCATGAATTTCTCCAGTTCCACCGGAGCAGGCGGCCTTGCTGGCCGCCCGCAACCGATCAGGTGTTGAGGTTGACGACGGTGTCGAGCACCATCACGCCGTGGTCCGTCGGGATCTTGTTGCCGCGCGCGTCGGGAACGGAGAAGCGCAGCTTGGCCTTGCCGCACATGACTTCACCCGCCACTTCGAGGTTGCGCTCGAAGTTGTAGCGGTTCTCCATCCAGTTGGCGTAGGTGTCGGAGCCCTGGTTCTTGCCGTAGACGTGGGCAAGCGCCTGCGCGCCCAGCAGCATGCCGCGATCGACGCTGTAGCCCGGCTGGAGGGCCGGAATCGTGACGGAGGCCTCGGCGGCCGTGGCCTGGCCGGCCTGGGTGCAGTACTGGACGGTATCGCCCGGATTCAGGCGGATGGCACGGTCCATCTTGCGCACCAAGATGTTGTGCCAGATGCCGGCCTCGCCCGTGAACAGAGGGTGCTTCTTGGGGCCGGTGAACGACGACGCACGGTTCCAGGCATTCTGGAGGAACGTGCGCCATTGCAGGCTGTTGGCAGCGGTGTTGGTCAGGATGCTCTGCCACATGCGGTTCGTGACCAGCAACAGGTACAGCGGCTCGTCGTCGGCAGCGGCGTCGCCCGCGATTTTGATCGGCTGGAGCCTGAACTCCATGTCGTCGATGATCGCGCCCAGGTGGTCCAGGTGCTCCAGCTTGAACGTGTCCGTGGTGTCGATCGAGCCCAGGCCCTGGCCGCCCTGCACCAGCGACGTACCATCGGCCACCCAGTGGCGGTTGTAGGTCGGCGCCTTGACGGGGTTGATCATGATTTCGCCGAAATCCGGATCGCTCGCCATGGGCACCACCCAGTCCGTGCCCACTTGCGAACCACGCGTGCCCGCCAGGTGCACGATCGTGGACTGGTCGTTGAAGCGGCGGAACCAGCCCTGCAGGTTCGCCATCGCCAGGCCGCGCAGGTTGTGCACGGTACGCTGCTGGGTCATCTTGCCGCCGGCATCCACCACCTTCGTGGCCAGGTCGATACGGATGTCCATGCTGGACATATCCAGGCGCTCGCCTTTGCCCTCGGCCTGCTTGTCGCCCATGATGGGCTTGCCGCCGGTCTGGTTGATGAGGTCAACACTCACCTGGTCGCCCTGCGACTTCGTCAGGTCCGTGACGCGGACCAGCGGCATATCCGGGCTGGTCTGGCCTTTCAGCTTCGCCTCGGCCGCCGACTGCTTCGGCGCCGCGCCGGTCAGGTTGTTCATCAGCGAGGGCTGACGTTGGGTGTTGGCAAACAGCGCCGCGCCGAAAACCTTGCGCGCGAGCGGCGAGCCAACGGGAACAGTAGTTTGGGACATATTGCCTCCAGTTCGTGGGATTTACGAAGAGAGGCGCGCCAGCTGCGCTTCGATTTCGTCCGGCGACAGATTCATGAAGTGGTCCGTCAGGGCGCTGCCCGACAAGGCCGTCATGGCGTCGATCGCGGACGCGGCGGCCGGCTGGCCGCCCGGGATATCGGAAAGAGTGGAAGGCCCCGATGCTTCGGCGGTCGCTTTCGCGACGGCGCTCGCAACGCGTGCGGCTTGATCGGCTGGCTGCTGCGCCGGGGCGGCCTTGGCCTGGCCGGGCAGCTCGATCGCGCCGTTCTCGGCTTCGTACATTCGGAGCGCCGCATCGAACCGCTCGGAGAGCGGCTTGTCCTTCCATGCCGGCTTGGCGCGCAGCATGGTGTCGATGGCGGCGACTTCGTTGAACTCCGCCGGGGCGGTGGCACGGAGGTGGGCAAGCTTGGGAATGGACAGGATGGTGTCCTCGACGGACACCAGCGCTTGCACCTGCATTTCACGCCGCGCGGTTTCAGCTTCCTCGGCGGCGGGCCGGCCGGCGTCCACCTGGTCGCTCAGGCGCTTGGCCAAGGCGATCAGGTTGTCCATCCGGTTGGCGACGTCGGGAGCTTCTTCGCGCAGCTGTTCCAACAGCTGCTCGTCGACGATCTCATTCAGATCGAGCGACTTGGTCGCCTTGCCCTGTTGGGCGGCGGCCTGGTCCAGTTCCAGCTTCGCGGTCAGATCCCGCACCATCTGCTCAGCGCGGATAGCGCGCTCGCGCTCCTGCTGCAGCACCTGGTACGGGATGACGTGCTTGCCGTCCTTCGCCTGCACAACGGCGTCGCCCTGCTGCGGCGCAGCGGCGGCCTCATGTTGCGTCCCGTCCGCACCGGTGCCGGGCGCTGCACCGCTGATATCGCCCTGGGGTTTGCCGCCAGCATTCGCCGCGGCGTCATCGTCGGACGTCGTCGTGCCGGAGCCGGTGGTGGCTTCCTGCCCACCTACCAGCGCCGCCAGCGCGTCTTCCGACAAGCTGAGGGGGTCGCGCAAGACCGCATCGAGGTTTTCGATGCGATTGTCCGTCGTGTTTTCCGTGCTCATCTCTTCCTGCTCCTAGTTCTCGGATAGGTCCGTGGGTTGAAACGAAAAAGCCCCCGACGATTGCTCGGCGGGGGCCTGTGGTTGCCCGTGTCCCTGGGCTGGGAATTCGAATCAGTGCGCTATGCGGTCGTTGGCTGGCGAGTGCCCAGCCGTGCCAGGACCTGGTCGACCTCGTCGGTCAGCTGCTGGAACCGCTCTTGCATCTGGGCGCCGCCCGTCTGAGCCTCGGCGCGGATGCGCGCCCGCTCTGTCTCGGCTTCTTCGTGCATAGCGGTCTGCTGCAGGCGGGTCTGCCATTCGGCGGTGCGGTCGGCCAGCTGCTGGCGCAGCGCCTGCATTTCGCTTTCGTAGCGTGCCAGCACGCCGTCCACTTGGCCCACCGTGTCGGCGTCCCCCGCGGCGCCCGCTTCCCGGCGGATGCGCTCGGCCTCTGCCAGCAGCTTTTCGGTGCGGGCCTGCCGCTCGGCGATCTTGGATTGCGCGTCTTGCATTGCCGCCTCGGCTTGAGCGTTCGCGGCCTGGGCGGCGTGCTCCTGGGCCGCCTGGGCCTCCGGTGAGTTCGGATCGGCCTGGATGCCCAGCTGCGCGCGAAGGAACGCCGCCATTTCCTTGCGCTTGCCGAAGTCAGACATTTCGAGCGCGAAGGGAATCAGCAGCGCCTGCATGTTTGGCGGCATGGATTTCAGGATTTCCGAGAACGCTGCGAACTGCTGAGCGCGGTAGGTGGGCGTGCTCGGCACGTCAGACAGCGCGACCTTGACCGGCGCCGTCTGCACGTCGTTCTCCTTATAGGCCTCCCCGGTGACGGGATCCTTGCGAGGGATGTTCACCACCACCTTGCGTTTGACCGTCCCGTTGTCCACCAGGATTTCCGCCTGGTTGGTCATGTCCTCTTTGATCAGATCCAGCAGCGCGTTGCCCACGCCGCGACGGGCCACCCGGTAGTTGTCGTTGATCTTGGCCAGCGTGGTGACGCCCTGCTCTACCAGCGACTGGATGGCCAGGCCGGAGCTGGCGTTGGACTGCTGGCCCATCATGGCCGCGTACACGCCGGCAGCCTCCTGGATCGCTTGCTTGCGCTCCTGCATGATCTGGAACTGCTGCTGGGACAACTCGAAGTTGCTTTCGACCTTGATGTTGCCTTTGGCCGCCCTGGGATTCGTCACGATGAAGGCGTCCGCGCGGCCCAGCTCACGGTTGGCATCGCTCATCGTGTTGTACTTCTCGTCCAGGGCGTCCGAGTCGATGAACGTACGGCGGCTGTTGAGCAGCCACATCATGCGAGCGGCGCGGGCGTTGACCTCGTCCTGGGGCGACAGCATCGCCCGGATGATCCCGTAGGGCACACCCGTCAGGTCCTCCCGGTAGCCGAAGAACGGGATGTACGGAAACGTGCGGCGGTTGGAGCCCCGGTCCAGTACGCGGATCGGGCCGATGTGAAAGGCGCAGCGGATCTTGTCGAAGACGGCCAGCTTGGGCTGAACGGCGCCCGACGCGACCAGCGCGCGATGAATCTGGTTCTGCTCGTTGAACTCAAGTGTGCGTCCGCCGGGCAGCACCAGCACCAGGCCGCGCACCCAGACCCGGTACCAGACCTCAAAGCACGTCACCACGCGGCGCTCAACGTCGCGCCAGTCCAGGTCATCCCAGGTCGTGCGCGTGCCCTGCCCGAGGGAATTGAAGAAGTCCGCGGACATGCGGGCTTCGTTCGTCAGGTGATCCGTCCAGTCCCGCCAGTTGGAGGCGGCCAAGATCATTTCCCGGTGCTCAGGAAAGAACGCGGCGATGTGGTCGGCGTCGTACCGCTTCTTGCGCACGACGTACCGCGCGTCGCTCCAGTCCAGGGCGCGGCTGCGCCAATCCCAATAAATCTCCGACCGCGGCACGCTCGTAACGCGGTACGGGTAGTTGAACGGGTTGCTGTTGCGCGAGACTTCCACGACTCCAAAACCAGCCTTGATCTGGCTGGCGTACGCATCCGACGTGGCCGTATCCGCCTGGGCCTCGCGTTCCGTCTCGTGCATCTTGGCCGAAAGCGCCTCGGCGACGTCCTGGTACCGATCGTCGTCGGCGCCCACGCGCCAGTCGGTTCTAGTCTTGGCTTCCATGCCCAGCACGGCGTTCACCGTGGGTTGGATGAGATTGGTGACCAACGGGCCCAAGCCCTTCTCGTCCAGGCGCGCCAGCGTCTCCGCGTCCAGCTGGTTGCCGTCGTAGTAGTCGCAGGCCTTGTCTGCTTCGCGGCGCCAGCTGGGCTGATCGCGGATCTCGTCCAGCCAGCGCTCGAGCTGGGACACGGACAGCGCGCCGGGTTCGGCCGGCGCCTGATCGCGGGCGTGCGCGGTCGCGCCGTCGCTGCCATCGAGGAGGCGAAAACCGGTAACGGAAGTGTTCATGCGCGCCAGGATTCCCGGTGTCGTTTGAAGTTTGAGGGCACGTTGTTGACTGCGAAGCGCAGGGACATCACGCCGTAGCGCGATGCGGATATGACGTCGTCGTCGATCTTCACGATGGCGCCGTCCTTGCGGTGATAGGTGCGGTACTCGGAAAGCCACAGCTCCAGGTGCGAAAACACCTTGAACCGGCCGGTCATCATTCGGTCCAGCATGATCTGAATGCCGGCCTCCACGCCGTTCGAGCCGTCTTCGAACTGTGCGCGCTCGGGCAGCATCGCCACTTCCTGCGCCAGGTAGGCATCCCGCATGGGAATGCCCGTGTCCTTCTGCGCCTGCAACGCATCATGCGGCCACGCAACAGGAATCCACTTGCCGCGCGCTTTGATCGCGCTGGCATGCACGGACACCGGCTGCTTTCTTTCGGCGTAGACGTCGTAGACGTAGACGATGTCGGCGTCCAGGTTGTGGGCGAGCCAGGCGCCGGCCGTCGGGTGATCCCAGCCCAGATCCAGACCGCAGATGCGCGGCCAGCTATCCGGGATGTTGAATGGCGGCACCACGATGCTGGATTCCGGCACCGGGAACACCGCGCCCGAACCCAGCACCGGCTTGCCGTAGGCGCGGGCTTCGCGTTCGTGGTCCGGGTAGCTGGCCAGGATCGCGTCGGCCTGCTCGCGGGTGTAGTGCTCGGCATCGTAGATGCCCATGAACACCACGACCGTGCCGGTGTGCTTGTCGATCAGAAACCGCTTGACCGTCGCCGACATGCCCATCAGGGGAGTGAAGGTCATGTACACCGGGCCCAACGTGGTGTTGGTCCGGGTGATAGCCTCCATGTAGATGTCGTGCGGCGGCTCCTCGTCCAGCCATACGAAATCGAGCGTTTCCGCCTGGAACTTCGCCCGGCCCTGCTCGTAATTCCGGAAGCCCAGCACGCTCTCCCCGGCCTGCACGTCGCCGCCGCCGCCGTGGCGCACCACGATCATGGACACCGCGCCCGGCACACCCGCAAGCGGCGCCACTTCCTTGATGGCATCGGCCGGGATGGCGCCGGTGCCGCGATCGCTCTCGACCCCGGGCCGGCCCAGCAACAGGCGCTGCATACCGTCCCGCGTCAGCGCCGCCGAAACCGAGGCCGCCCAGCCCGCCGTGGGCTTCTGGAAAACCTTGCCTTCCCACCATTCCGGGTAGCGCCCGGTCAGGTGCATCGCCGTCTCGTACGCGCCCGAGTAGGTCTTGCCCAGCTGGTTGCCGGCGGAAAAAAGGCGCTCGCGGTAAGCGGCGCCCTGGGCGTGGAACTCCCTCTGTTTCGCGTAAGGCCGGTAGTACTTGAGCCGGTTGCGCTTGGCGCGCCAGGCGCGCTCTTGCAACGCCCTGGCCAGCATCAACCGCGGATTGGACATCAGTGCATCGTGGGCCCGGTGCCGGCGCCTGCCGCGCGCAGCTGGGCAAGGACCTTCTCGACCGGCACGCCTTCAGCCTGCGCAATTTCCTGCGCAGCTTGCGCGATCGCGGCATCCAGTTCGGCGTCGGATTTCTTGTCCAGATCGCCCACGCGCAGCTCCTTGCGCTCGACGAACATTCCCAGGTGACGCCCGATCAGCTCCAGGTTGGGCGTCTTGGGCGCCAGCTTGAGCGTGAAGTTGCCGTTGCGGTCCCAGGACCAGCCAATGACGCAGCGGCGCACCTGCTCCGGGAGCAGCTTCAGGTCGCGCGGGCTGGTGATGTCGCGCACCTCGCCGGTGGTCGGATCGGTTACCACCAGGTCGGCCGGGTCGTAAAAGCCCATTGCCACCCATTCCTCGAGGACCCGCTTGGCGGTGACCTCCAGCTGTGCCGAAAGCTTGTCGCGCATGGCCTGCACAGCCGCGGCGACGTTAGCCTGGGCTAGCAGGCGGGAAGCGCCACTGACGGCCGCCGAACCACGCGCCGCGTAAACGGCCTCATAGGCCTTGGTCTGGTTCGTGAACCCACCCGCGGCGAACTCCTCCACGAAGCGCCGCTGTTGAGGCGACAGCGCGCTATCCGCAGATATTACGCGGCGGCCTGCGGTCAACAGAGCACGTTTCCGGCGCGCAGGTGTCTTCTGCGCCGGCTCCAATACGTGGGATTTCGGCTTAGGCATAGCAGAGGCTGTAACAGGATGAAATACAATCGCCTCGCAATTGCATCACCGCGGGGCAAACTTGAGAGGACAAAATGCTCGACGATGTGGCCGACAAGGCGCGGCGTAACCTAATGATCGTGTCCAATGGAATCCTTGCTGTTGCAGCGCTGGGAATTCCTTTAGACGGCAAACTCGTTGGAGCCGTCGATTTAGGCTCCGTAGAGCCCTGGCGCGCATGGATAACCATCATCGTGGTCTTGATCTACTTCGCGGCGCGCTATCGGCTGGCACCCTCGACGGTGGAGAAATGGGCGGACTGGGCAGAGCGACGGCAAAAGAAGTTCAACGCAATACTGCGTTTTTCCCTCCAGCACGCCCTCGGAAAGAAACTCGAACGAGATCATTCCTCTGAGGTAAATCTGGTTTGGCAGGACCATCGGGACAAGGAAGGAGCACTTGAACCTGGTCTACCGGTGTTTCCGAAGATCGGCAAACGCACTGGAGAGTTCGAATACTTCTGGCGCCTTTCACCGGAAATGGAGGCTCTCTCCGTAACCCTAGAGCTTGATGTCGAAAAATACCCAACTGAATACATGTGGGGTGAATATAGATTTACCCCTAAGTTCTACCTAAAGGCTCACTGGCGCGCCGTGCGGCATGCCTATAAGCCCTCCTGGGATCTGCTTGAATTGTCGCTGCCCTGGGTCGTTGCGTTCGCTGCAGCCATTGTTTGCGTCATCAAGTTAGGCTTCAGCCTGTACTACGAATTTCCTTTCGTCCGCCAATTGCTGTCGACATGAAAAAACCCCGCTCGGCTTGCCGGCGGGGTTCTCAGGCGCACTGGCGACCAGTGACAGAATGACGCGGATTTTGCGGGTCCAATCGGCAACTGTCAACCGACATGCGGTGGTAACGCGCTTTTCGCTAGCGCTCTTCTCCCGTCCAACCCCGCCCTTTCAATGCATTTGATGCAGAAATTTGCTATTGTTACCAAACATATCGAAATAGCGACTGCACTTCTGAATGACCAATTCAACACCGCCCGAACGAACGACAAACTGGCCTCGGTCCGGCCTGAAAGCCCTTCTTTCCGCAAGTGGAATTGCTGCAATTACAGGCGCCATAACCTGGCTCGGAACTACGTCATACGAGCGTGGGCAGCAAAGCAGCCAACTTCAACACCTGACGGTCCAACTCGCAAAACTGGAGAATGCGGACGCGCAACGCATTTCTATGAAAGAGCGAGCAGAGGCGGCCGAGCGCGATTTAAGCACTGCGAGAGAGCAGCTTGCTCGCCTACGCACGGACCTCGATTCTGTGCAACAGCGGTTCACCATCGCGCAGGCCCGCATTTCAAAAGCCGAGAAATGCAATTATCTTGAAGCGATAGCAAGGATCAGCCAGGAAAAGTATAGGGTCGCTGCCAACTGGGCGGGAGGTTCCCCAAATGATTATGCGCATCCCTACTACACCGAGGCATCTGCCAATTACGAGCGTGATCGCGCGAACCTGACTGCTTGCTTGACAAGCCCGGCGGAATAAGGGGACGCCGCAATTGCGGTCGAGACAGAATATGGTCGGGTGGCTCTGAGCGTTGAACAGGGGGCATTGTTGGAATTGGAGTCATTCCCGCCTGTTCAAGCTCTTTATTGTCAGGCTAGCCCAACGATTCCGGCGACTATCAGCGCGTTCTCTATCTGGGCCATCGCCTCAGCTTCCTGGCCAATGACCGCCTTCCCGGCGTGCTTGGGTGGCAATCGTGACCCACGCAGCCAAAGCGTAATTTTTCCGTTCTGGTCGGTGACGGTGCGCTCGCTGATTCCGGCCTTGCTGGCCAGGTCAGCAAGCGCGATGCGCGGCCGGTTCGACTTGGTCGCGAAATACCGCATCACCAAGCCGTCGCGGACAATCCGATGCACGACATGACCCGACAGCACGCCGGCGCCCATCGCGGCATCCGAAACGACTCGGATGGACTGCAGCCATTCCGCGTTCCAGACGGCGCTATGGCAGCACGGGCACGGTGTGGTCTGCGGCAAAAATGCTGCCTCGAGGATCCGCTGGTGCAGCGGCGACAGCGCTTGCAGTTCACGCAAAATGAAGCCCGCCTGTGCTGCGCCGTCGACGCCGGCCAGGCCGCGACCGGTGCGCGGCGTGCGGTCGGCCATCTTCACCATGGCCGGCCGGTCCAGCGTGCCGCTGGAGTAGTTGAAGGCGTACGTGAGC